GGTCAACGGGTGCTGGCCCCGCAACAGAAGGCACTCCTGCCGGGCCTTGAGCCGCAACCTGTGTAAACGGCGTCGTACCTGTCATCAAGGCTGCCAGTTCACTCAAGGGCTGCTGACGCAAGCGTATGGCCTCGGCAATCTGCCGATCCCGCGCCTCTCGTTGCAGTGCAACCTGTTGTTGCTGTTCTGCAATGTTCTGAGCGCGCTGGCTCCCTGCAACATCAAACGCCGTTCCAATTTCACCAAGCTGTTGGCCGCGCCCAGTAAGGATATTCGCCAATATGTTGCTTTGCAGGTTTTGCCCTTGAAATACGGCCTGACTCGCAAGATCCGCTAAGGCATCGGATTTGCCCTGATTGAATAGCCTAAATTCCTCATTAAACGCATCGGAGCCTTCAGGGATGCCGGAATTGATAAGTTGAGTTCTCAATCCACGCTCGGCCCGATCAAATTGCGGATTGAGTCGCGCTACTGCTCGGTTGAAAAACTCGTCCGCAGCATTGCTAGTGTAAGTATTAAGATCGCCAAAGCCGGGGAGCGCATATGTTGCGGCTGCTGTTGAATACTCGGGCTGCGCTTCCACCGAGGAATACTGGAATGGCCCCGGTTCCTGCGTGAACCCCTCTGTCGTAAAGGGCGCTGTCGGCACATCCAATAGACGGTTGGCTGCCAAGCCACGCAGCCCTTGCTGAATTGCCGCCCCACCTGCCCGCAGACGTTCATACTCAGGCGTAAGCGTTGTGGCAGCCAAATATTGGTCGGGAGCAGTCTCGCGGAATGTCGTTGTCTGATATGGCGTCACAACATCCGGGCGCGCCAGTCGGGCTCCAACCCGCGCTGCCTCAAGATTGGCGGCCTGTTGCTGTTCTCCGATAGCACCGTAATCTACAGGAGCAGGTGGCTCTGGGCTGCTAAACAGATCCCTAATGAAGCCCATGTCGCAACTCCTTCCGCATCAGAACTGCTGTGCGCGTGTAGCCATCCAGAACTTTCTCCCAACCTGGACGGCCTATAATTTCCACACTTGAAAAGCCGTTCTCAATGGCATAGGAGCAAATATCTTGCTCGACTTCCAACAACTCTTCAAGATCGCCGCCAGCAAGTCCCACTCTTAATGCCCCTCCATAGGGACACACAACCGCCAAACAGTGGGCTCCGCGGAACAGCATGTACTCGCCACTCAGCAAGCCACCTTCCACGTCCTCGCGACTTATATTCTCATAAGCCTCTGTTGCAGGAGCCAGCATGCTCCACATTTCATCTGAAATAATCAAAAACCACCTACCCCTTGCTCAAAGCGCACATCTGTAGCCAGCCAGCGAACAGATTGCGCTGATGTTTGAGTGCGAATACGCACTGCCGCGTTCCAGCCAATTCCCGATACACTCAACCATTCCAACTTGGTATTTATCCCCGCAGCCCAAGGAGCCACGTCCCACGTTGCCAAATCCCACGTCGCCGCATCTGATTCCCCAGTGGAGGGCGTCAGTGTCGAAGTTCCATCGTTATAATCAACATCAAAGCCAATGGACACGGTAAGCGCCGAATCAGACGCCATTACAGGACGAATCGCCATATAGCGGTTTGGCCCTGTACGTCCTCCAAAATAGATGAAAGCCGTCTTGGCTGATGCAGAGATGGCAGAGCCGGAATCATCTGGCCCCGAATCCGCCTTATAAACCTTCGTACTCCCTCCAAAATAGAGGTCGCCGTTGAGCAGCGCCCATGTATAGGCGTTCTGGTCAATGAACCGTGCCCATGCACCAGTCTCAAGATTCACCACATACTGATTGAACTCGCCGCCAGTGCTCGCAGGAACATTGATAAGTCCATACCCTCCACGTGGGTATAAAATACCTTCCCAGCCAAAGGTACTGACAAAGTTCTCTACGGCCTGGTTATAGGTAAACGAAATCTTGTCCGTAATTGCACGATTAGGCGCGGCCTCTCCCGTGCCCAACACCTGAGTCATAGGCAAAACACCATTCTCAGTGATGAGATAGCAATCACTGCCGACATTGAGAATACAGCGCCGACCTATCGGACGACCCACCATATAGACGCCGACAAGCGACCATTTGGTTGCATCTGCCGGATCGGTGCCGGCATACATGGCAATTTCACCTTCATCTGTCCAAAACAGAGCGTTGTCTTCTGGCCCTGCGCCGCCATCCCGCGTCCACGTCCCGATGGCTTGGAGTTGGCCGCCATGACCAAACACGCTCCCCAGATCAAACTCCGCCACAGTTCCGGCCACTGCATTAACGGGGAGAAACCCGAATGTCAGAGAATTATTGAACACAAAGAACAGACGTTCCTTAAACAAAGTTACATTAACAATATTTGCTGCCGTAACACCCGAAAGGGTGGGCGTGGCCCAAGCACTCCCGTTCCAATGACGTGGCGCATCCGCGCCATTGCAAATCCACAAGAACGCACCGCCAGCAGTAGTGATATTCGTCCACTGGAATTGAGCATTAGTAAGACTCGTGATGACAGCCGAGCCAATCGCACCAGAAGAGGTTGCGTCGTAAACCGCACTGCCACTAGCCGCGAACATCGTATTGGCGGTGCCTGAATTGTAGATCATCAGGCTTTCAACCGTACTCGGCAGCCCGGTTGCATGGTCATCGTAGCCATTACGCACTTGTACATGGGAGCGCGCCGGGAAGAAATTATCCAGCCGGATGGCATCCGTAGGAGGCAGCAAATCAACCGAATCACGGGTATTTAAGCCCCCGATAGGAGCCGGAATGGTGGCATTTGCGCCAGTGATGCTAAGAGGAGACGTAGCCATTACGCCAACAACCCTAACTCTTCCAGTCGCCTTCTACCATCCTCAGAGGTGCGATCTAACCGTGCTAAAATCTCAGGAGATACATCAGTGGCAAATGGCTCTGGTTCCGTTCCAGGCGCCACCTCATCCTCATCCGCCTCACCAGGAGGCAGCACATCTTCTGGTGCGGGAATCCTAGATTCTGTTGAACGCCGAGGAATAACCGTTGGCCCTTCAGGCGCGTCACCTAGATTTGGAAGAAGGCCACCAATTTCCGCGCCTATTTCAGTCGCTGCATCGCCCATCAGGCCAGTAAAGGGCTTTGCAAGATTTCTCAGTGCTTTTTTAGGCGCACCCAATATGTCACCCAATACAGCGAATCGAGTGTCTTTAAGACCCTCGCTCGCCATTGATGTTAAAGTCGGGAAACCCGTTATCGCCGTGGCAAGACCGATCAATGGGTGAGCGAATCCGGCTAAGGTTCCCACAGCAGCAGGAAAAACCCCCATGTTATAGGGCTCTGGCACACTCACAGCGCTCTGCGGATCATTTACTGCATAGCCCCCAGTGGGAGACCTCTGCATTACATGGCGGATGACACCCCAACCAGCTCCCTGAGAAGCAACTTTAGCAGCCGGACTAAATCGCCCAGCCCCACCGTCGGGGATATCCTTAGCAATTGCAGCTGCTATTGACTCTGGATCACCCCCAGCAGCTTCTATCGCAGCTAAGTTAATACTTTGCATGTCTGCGTTGGAAAATGGAGCACGATGCCTTTGACGCACTGCCGTCTTATTGGCTTCTTGCTCCGCAGGATGCTGTCCAAGGTCAATCTTTTCTTGGGCCTTCAATGCCATGTCTCGCTTCGCTGCGACTTCCGCGTTAGCGGCCTGAGCATCAGCCTGAGCAGCTATCGCATTAGCCCTAGCCCGATCTCTAGCATCAATTCCACCCAATGCACCCGATGGACCCGAAGTAGACCCCCCGCCGTAAATGCTCATTCCTTGATAAGAAGGCACCCCATTAGCCATATACTGCCCACCGCCAGGAGCAACGCCCCCACCTTGCGACCGAAGTAATGCGGCCTCATTAGGCTGAATATAAGCCGCAAAGTGGCCCTGCGGCGCGCCCCGATTGAGCGCCCGCGAAAGCATTTCTCCGTAAAGATCGCGTGCCATTGTCAGGCCGTTTTCGCCCCACCGGGAACCGTGGCGCTGCCCGTAGCCGCATAATTCTCTGTGGGCGATGCCGCATTGAAAGTTCCGGCATTCACCTTGGCCTTATCAGACGCAGGATGCCCCGGACCTGTAATGGAGAAAGGGCTGCCGCCAGCACTAGTTGTAGCGCCGGGGTTTGCTTTCATGGACTTGCCTTTCTTCGAGTACGCTATCCCGCCAAAATTCGGCATTTTCTTCTCCTCTGGTTACACGCCGCCGTAACTGCCTTCCGGCTCGTTAAGCGCAAGAATAACTCTGCTTGGGCCAGCCATACGCAGAATGGGGCTCGCCCCATCATGGTTGGAGTATTCTGCGACACGGTTCTGATAATCAATAAACTGCTGATCGTAGGGCAGCCCCTTGAGCTTGAGAAAGCGCCACACAACGCCCAGCACCACCAACTCTTCTTCCAGCACCGTAGTCTGGGCATCAGCAGTAAATTTATCCGCATTTGCAGTTGTTCCACCCGACGTATCGACCCAGTTTTTCGATACATACTCAAACTTAACCGACTCTCCGGCTGTCGGAGTGGGGTGCATAAGTAAATTACCGCCCCGTATTCTGAAATAATTTGTGATGCCGCCGCTCACCACCGCCAGAATCCGCTGCCATTGTGCAGCCGTGATAGGGCCGTAATAGCGACGATCAGTCGTTCTGTTCCACAATGTCTGATTGCTGAAGCGCCCGAAACCCGTAGCGATAGTCGTCATCGCTCCCTGGCTTTCTGCCGCAAGAGTCGTGTGGCTACCTTCTTGGATAAGAACTTGCCACGCATATTTCTGGACCTGAGCGCGGCCCTCTTGATTGGTTACCGCCTCAAGTTGAATAGTTGATGTATCCGTCGAGGACGTCACCGCATCGGGCGCAGTAATGCCGATCAGTTTGGCGGCGTCCTGACAAATGGTAAGGAGTGTCATCCAACTGCCTGTACTGGTTTCATTCCTTCGCGCTCAGCAATGTAATCCCGAGCTTTTTTGCGGAGATCCACGGTTCCTGCACCAAGTGCGCCTACAGAGGCATCAGAAAGATCAGCCAGCTCCTCGACGGTTGCAACGTCCTGTTGCTCAAGCGCCTTAGCCTTACGCTCGCCCACTCCCCTTAATGCAGTCAAGGCGGTCCCGCTCTTTGGAACCTTACCCACGTCGCCTCTTTGATAAGCCGCCCACTCCGCAGGAAAGCCCTCTTTCAAATAGTCCTCTTTTTCAGACACCTTATAGAGAACCGTGTTGAAATCCCCCACTCTGCGGATTTCGACCAGATCCGGTGAGCCATTTTCACCAGAGAATATTTCAACCCGTATATTGCTCATCAGCAGTTGTGCGGGGACATTTCTGCCCCCGCACTCCCTCCGTTAGATCGCAGCCGACATCGGCCACGTTCCCATGCCAGGAGCAGAACCAGCGGTTCCGCCACGTGCAGTTGTCAGAAACAGACCGTTAACAGCTGTCTGAGACGTTGAAGCATCGTCCAGCGAACCAGCGGTTGCCGATGAATAGAGGGTCACATCAGCCGCAGCAGAGGCCAGCACGTTCATCGTGACGACCCCCGTGAGCTGAATCCAACCATATTCACCGGAACTGATGGCCGCTGGAGCGACCCCGATGATATGCCCATCGTCGATGAGCGCCTTGGTGCAAGGAACCCCCGAATAGCCTTCGGTAGTCGCCACCACGTCGTACTGCGCAACGGCAGAACCAGCGGTGATGTAAAGCCATGTCGAGTTGTCCGTGCCTATCATGCGAGTCCCGATGGCTTGCGACGGGGTTGATTCCGTCCCGCCATCGAAGTCGATGCCAACGGCTGATTGTGTCGTGTAAGCCATTCGCTCTCCTCCTAAGCTTGAATGACGCCTTGCCGTGCGCGGTTGCTCACAGCCAAATTCCCGGCCCAAGCAACAGGCATAACAAGCGCATCCTGATTGACACTCGCCTTCTCGCCAAGAGGCACGAACTCCCGACCTTCTGCATAACGCAAGAACAGATAGTCGGTGTTCAGCATGTACATCTTGGTCGTTGGACACTGGTCATCATAATAGACAGGTGCATCCATAAACATGAGGTTCATAAATCCAGCCGCCGCCGACTCATCAGAGGTAAACCGCTGGTTCGTCTGAAGAGACGACCAGTAGAAACCAAAATAAGTCGTATCCCCAACGATCACGTCTGGCCGATCAGCACC